AGATACGACTAAATCGTAACTACCTTCCTCTATAAATACAGGAAAATATGTACTTAAAGCGGGTACTACATAAGTATGTGTACTGTTTGAAAGGTTTGCCCCTGTGCCTGTTAAAATGTCAACTGAATTACTATCATTCATAACTACATCATAATTGTCACTTGGAGTTGTGCTACTAGGTGAATAATGTACTGATATTATTTCGCCTTGTACCATTGGAATAGCATCTACATCAACATCTCCACTTGCATCGCTTGTGCAAGTCATTTGATATTTTACTACACCACCTACTTTGCTCGTTACTGTGCTTATACTTCCTGCCATTATTTACCTACCTTCTTTTTTGTTTTTTTCTTGGTAGTTTTTGCTGGTCCAGGTGTTTTCTTTGCTTTAGGTTTTTTCGTTCTATTAGAACCTATACCATTTTCAACCCAAGTTCCTGCACGATTACTTCCAAATTTACCGTTAAACTCTGCCATGATTACCTACCTATTTGAATACATCTTATCCAATCTATTGTGCAAGTATTGGCAGTCGCCTCTCCTGTTAAGAAATGAATAGATACTCTCATTTGAGTAGAAGGTATGTTTGTTGTGCTTGTTGCAACAGATGAGCCGTCTACAAAAAATTCAACAGTAGTGCCGTCCCAGTAGAATTCTAATTCTATTTCTGTAGCATCAACCAGTGTTCCTACTGAATCACTTTGTGTTTCTGTAGAACTTGCCTCTGTTACTGCTGATAAACTAGCAGAACCGTCAACGGATTCAAAATAGACTCCGTCTGCAACTCCTCCAAGCAATGTTGTATCGGTAACTGCTAATCCAATGAATAAATCTGTTTGATCAGCATCGTTGATTGCAAGTTTTGTACCAAAATACAAATCCTGATCTGATGTTATTTCAAAAGATTCTCCATTCAATTGGTAATTACCACCGTCATCTTCGTTTCCTGCAGTTGTGATAATAGCTTTACCACCACTTGCGTCAGTTGAGGCAAAAGTAGTTACTCCACTACCTGCCTCGACTACTGTTGTTGTCCATGCAGTTGGATCGCCAGTTGTATCATCTACAGGAAAATTTACAAAATCTTCATGGTAGGAAACAACATTTTCCCCTACTGCTCTTAATATTCTTTTTTTGTGAGTACTCCATTCGGCTACTGCACCTCTTATTCTTTGTCCGTGTACTTGTGGCATCGATTATTCCTCTCTTTTATGAATATCGCATTTTACCGCGATGCCTTTATTATTAGTTTTTTTAATTTGTTTATGTCTATAAGGTTTGGATATGGCTTTAGAAGGCAATTCTAAACAACAATTATCCGTAGGAGGTTCAATTGGTTTTGAAAGATTATCAACTTTATCAATTTCCAAAGCCATATCGTTACCTTAATTATTTATTGACCACTTTTGTAGTAAACTTTAGAACCAGTGGACGCGGCACCTGCCATTTCCTTAGAAGGATATTTTGCTCCATATCTAAGTAATACAAGTGTCACATTGTCAGTTCCACTATTACCACCTTCAGCCGCAGTTACATTGATATGAGTGAACCCATTATCTGTATCAAGGTCCTCTGCTCTTATTTCAATATAAGCAAAGTCGCCGTCAGCATCTAAAGGATTATCAGTATCGTAGTTTCCACCACTGGCTGATGTAGTTAAATCTTTAGCAGAAGTGCCACTTGAGTCGGTTGCCTGTTGAATCTTTAGAGTATCTAAATCATCACTTGAATCCCAAGTGCCTATTTCAGCATAAAGAGTTGCTCTGTCAAAACCTTTCATTGAAACATAACCACTACTTGCGGAAGTACCGCCAATATCAGCAGTTTCAACTAAAGTTATTATTCCGTTTTCAGAAAAAAATCCGTTCATAATTTACTCCTTAACTTCTTGTAGCTAATGCTACGAATGGACTTAATGTATTACTACCATTTTGGGGAGTAATCGCTGAGTCTAACCATGGAGCTCCGTCTAGTCTTTCAGTAAATCTCCAAACAGTTTCGCCGTTAGCAAATCTGTAGTGATCTGAAGAGGCTATTGTTACTCCTTGCCTATCTCCAATTACATAGTAACTCAAGTCTGCATAATAAATGTCCCCAACTGTACCAAGTGTTTGGCAATGTTCTGTAAAGAATATTGGTCGCCCAAATATTGTCATTGGAACACTAGCACTTGCATTGTTTACAAAAATTGCTGAACCACCAGTACCTACATTTAATGCCATAGTCATTAATTGAGGTAATACATCAGGGTGAGCAATCCAAACTGCATTAGAATGTGAACTTGGTAGCATTCGTGAATACATTTTTACCAAATTTTCATAGACTAAAGTAGTTGCGGCTTGACCAGTTTCTTTTGCAACAGAAATTAATGCGTCAGCATTTTTGATTCCAATAGGTTCTCCTGCTCCATCTCCGTTGATGAAAGCATTTTCCTCATAAAACCGAATAGCATCTCCAAACATTCCTGTAAGCAAAGACTCTAAAGCGATTGCTGAGTCTTGGGCCAATTCGTTACTTGCTTGTGTATACCCTGTAAGTTTTTTAGCAACTAATTGGAATTGAGCAAAGTCTGGCTCACTAGCAGTATAACTGCCTGCCTCTTCAACCCAATAACCGATTACACCACCGTAAACTGAACTAGCATGAGAAGTATCTTTAACTCTAGGGAGTTTAATTGTGTTACTTGCCATAGGGATAGTTCTTGCTCTTGGCCGTATAATAGCATCTTCCAATGGTATTCTTAATAATTCAGCTCTAAATTCTTCAGGAACTAAGAAACCACCAGTTTCCCCTGCTCCTTCTCCTAGAGCTTTTAATCTAGGGTCGTTTCCTTCCCCGTTGTTTTTTTGCCAAATTGATTTAGCAAATTCTCCAAAAGATTTGAATTTGCTATCTTCTTCGACTTTTGTGTCAGTTTCATCTGACATCGGTAATCTCTGTTCAGGAATTCTTGATTTTAATTGTTTGTCTATTTCTTCAGTAATCACATCTTGTGCATACTTTTGAACTTCAGCTTTTTGCTCAACAAATTCTTTTTCAGAGATCGGCTCAACTCGTATTTCATCGTCTGCCATTTTTACACCTCATTTATTTATTTTTTTTTGATAAACTTGCAAAAGCATCTAATACACCAAAAGGAACAACATCTTTAGAAGAATAATTTTTTTCTTCTTCCACTGGTGTTGTTTTATCTTCTAGCATGTCAAAAACTTTCATAATTTTGCTTTTTTCTTCTTCAGTAAGCATAACTGCATGGATATGTTTTGTTTCCATTTCTTGTTTCTCCTCAGGATATCCTGTTTCTTCTGGTCCAGGTGTTTCTCCTGTAGTTAATTCAGATTCAGGAATTATCCATAATTTACACAATCCATTTTCGTTGATAGAACCTTCAACTATAGTGCAAACTCCTGCTCCTTCCCAATGAACACATTTTCCACAAATCATATTTTGATTTTTAAATGCTGATTCTTCCATATAATGAGAACCGTCATTTCCTGTAGATTTATCGTACTGGCCAAATCGTTCAACGATTTTTTCATGCGAATATTGTTGTGCTTGTTGTCTTGGAGCATATTGTTTTTCGTTGCCAAATATTTCGTCAGCTATTTCTTCAGCTACTTTATCTATACCTTTACTTCGCATTTCTACTAAAGCATCTCTATTACTTGGTACAGAAACTTGACTAATTTCTAACAATTCCACATCTGTGTAGGTTCTTTTTGGTTCATAACCGTCTTGAGAAGTTCCACCTTCCATATAGTCGTTAGACATAAATCCTACACTATATGCTGATTTTCCTTTTTTCGCCAGTTCATATCCCCAATCTGCCTCAGGATTACCCATATTAATATAATATTTAGCAATTCCTTCTAAGCCTTTATCAGTTACTTTTAGGTCAACCCATTCTCCTAATTGTTTAGTAAGGTCATTGTAGTCATGTGATGAGAGCAATACAGGGTGCTTTAAAAATTCATTTAAAGTATCTCCCCAAGCTGACATCAATATAACTTCGCCGTCCCTATCTATAGAATCAGTTGAAACAATGGCTTTTATATAACCTTCTTGTCCTTCAACGGCTTTTGTTTCGGCTCTATAACTTTTATAGATTTTATTACCATTCGGCATTATAAACCTCTTTATAATTAAAGTTTCGTTCTCTTTTTTTACACAAAAAAAAGACCGTTTCATAAGTTCGGTCAACTTATAAAATTCGGTCTTAAAGACTCTCGAAGGAATGGTTTTAAATAACTCTATATCCTATTAAATTTCACATAGAATACCATATATAAAATATTATTGTCAATAAAAAAATCCCCTACCATTGTTGGTAGGGGATTTATATTTAAAAGGATTAAGGTTTAATAATTACAACAATTATGAATACATTTTGTGGTGTTTGTTTTTTCAATTTCTTCATATTGTTCTTTGCTTAATTCTCTCACTAATTGTGGACTCACTTTCCACATTTGAGGAAACATTTTGTAAGACTCATTATCTTTTGACCATTGCATTTCAGGATATGAGTCTATAGCAATTTGTTTTATGTGAAGTGTCTTAGGATTTTTTTTCTCTATTTCTCCTATGACATGCTCATTATTTTTGCCTTGCCATTGAACAATATCACCTTTTTGTAAAGAATTGACAATTCGTTGTATTAATCTTCCCTCATAAACTGCTAAAGCATTTTGAGTTTTTTGAATAATCCCAATTTGCTCGTATGTAGTAAGAGTGTTATCCAATTCTAAAATTTCCCGTAAATTAATTTCTTTGTCTTTTCCTGTTCTTGTATACATTATTTGCCTCCTAAAAATGATTGTATTTTTGAAATGTAAAACTCTCCCCATACATCAAGGTCAGCTAATTCTAATTCTAATTTTTCTGAACCTGATAATGAGTAGTAAGAATCATAAAGAACTCCATAACCACCAACGGCCTGAATAAATTCTTCACGAGGAATGTAATCGTTATTTATTAAAGTAGTAACTGCTAATTCTAATTTGTCGTTAGTAAGATTTGCTATCATTATTAAGACCTCACATTTACTGAATCGCTTGGTAGTCCTACTAGAGTAGCAACTCTTTTTACTACTTGGGGACTAGTGCCACCTACATTCCATTCTGTTATTGATGTAGTATTTTGACCTTCGTTGCCTAGATAGTTTTTACCATTTTTGTAATTATATATGGTAGCAACTTCATTGTCTGAGAATGTTATTACCCATGTAACATCGGATTTTTGGTCACCTTCATAATCGCCTTC